AAAATCCCAATCGCCATAGACAAACGGAGCGCCGCTACCAATCATCGTCATCGCACTAGTCCGCGCAGACGCATCAAACGTACCAATGTTCCAAGCCTGATCTATCGTCACCGTCCCTGCACTACCTGTGTCATCAAACACAGCCGTGTCTTGCGCCAACGGGAAGTTGTTGATGTCAGGAGAACCACCAGAGCTTGATGCCCAAGCCGTTGCAGACCAGTTCTGACTCCCAGCAAGATTCCAATACACCGTCTTCGGCGAAGGGAAGGTGATGCCGCTGTTGCCGCCACAGTCGCCTGCACGGGTCGGAGAAGAACCTGCTGCGGTGCCAGCAATGGTGATGTCGCGGAAGTCGCAATTGTCGGCACTGAGCGTGCCGACTGTGAGGGTGCGGGTGGTGCCGAGGGTGTTTGATTGGACGAATATTCGACGGACGGAAGAGGCACCGGCAACGGTGAGGGTGCCGGTGATGGTTTGATTTGCACCAAGGTTTAATGTCATAAGCCCCGCAGAAGCGGCGGCAGAAATTGTAAGATTATTAAATGTATTTACTTGGCTAAAAGACCTTACTCTAGCAGTAGTATCTGTAATGCTTACATTATAGTAACTCTGCCCACCACCATCAAATGCGGTATTCCCTGTTGCAGTGATGTTTATTTGCGAAGTCCCTGCGTTAAACGTCAAATTTGTTGATGTAGAAAATGCTACTGAAGATGCTCCACTCAACGTCACCGTACTCGACCCCAGCGTTATCGCCCTGACGTTGCTGTTGCTGGACGACAGAGAGCTTGCGGTGACGTTGTAGTTTTTGGTGTCGAAGGTGCCGTTGGTGACGGTGAGGGTGTTGGAGCCAATGTTTAGCGCGTCGGCGAGTTCGACGGTGCCGCTGTAGGAGTCAGTATTTATGCCCCCTGTAAATGTTTTTCCAGCGCTTGTAATTGTCTGCGTGTTGCGGCCTGAAAAAAAGATTGCTGTAACACCGCCACCAAACACAGTGCCTGATCCATTGGTCCAGTTGCCGTAGATGGTGTAGCCCGTCGCCAGACTCAGCGTCATCGCGTTTGTCCGCGATGACATGTCCACCGTGCCTGTGTAGGTGATCACGTTGTCCATTGTCACCGTAGCCGACGTATTCAACCCCGTGTTCTCAATGACAGCCGTGTCCTGCGCCAACGGGAAGTTGTCTGTGCTGGCTGCGCCACCAGAGCTTGCAGCCCAGTTGTTGCCGCTCCAGCTTCCGCCTGCGAGGGTGACCCAGTAGACGGTCTTGGGCGTGTCGAAGGTGATGCCTCTGCACCCGCGCAGGTCGCCAACACGCGTGCCGCTGATGGGCGCGGCTGTGCCGATGACGTAGATGTCTCGGAAGTCTGCGTCGGTCAGGCTTGGGGCTGAGTTGATGGTGAGGGTTTGGGCAAGGCCGTAGGTGGAGCCTCTGAACCAGACTCTGCGGTTGCCTGCGGTGCCGGTGGTGGAGAGGGTGCCGTTGATGGTCTGCTTACTGTTAAACGCGACTTGTACCACGCCGGCAGAAGAGGCGGCTGTAACAGTTAAATTGTTGAAAGTATTTCCTCCCGTTAATGTTCTTGTCCCAGCAACTGTAGATGAAAACACTGCGTTATAAAAAGTAAGCCCGATAGATGAACTGGAACCCCCAATAATGGCCCCGGTTACACTAGTACAAATAATTGTTGAAGTGCCCGCATTAAAAGTTAGATTGGTATTGTCTGCGGCATTAAACGCGCCTGTAGTTGACAGCGACAACGTACTACTGCCAAGATTAAGAGTTCTGACAGTTGTGGCGCTAGAAATAAGAGATGTTGCGGTAATATTGTAATTGTTAGTATCAAAAGTGCCCTGTATATGGTTAATACTCCCTGACGAGTTTAACGCATCGCCAAGTGTCACGGTGATGCCAGAACCGTTAATCGCCACCGGCCCCAATGTCTTGCCCGCTGTCGTCAACGTCCCTGTGCCATTCAACGTCAGCGTACCGGTATAAGTAAACCCCATCCCCGCATCAAGCGTAATGCTGCCGGATACGGTGATGGCTGCGCTGCCTGCCAACGTACCCGTAAACCCTGTGCAGGTGATGGACTTGGCACCGGTGTTGCCGGTGGAGATGGTGCAGGTTCCGGTGGAGGCAGCGTCAAAGAAGACGTCATCAGCGCTGGTAGGAACACTTGCCCCGCCAGCGCCACCAGACGTAGCTGACCACTTGGTTCCGGCAGTGCCGTCCCAATTCGCTGTACCGCCAACCCAGTACCTGTCAGCCATCTCTTACACCTTGTAGTACCAGACGCCGTCGATCTCGACCAGCTTGGCTCCCGCAGGCGGGACGCCCTCTAGTTTCTGATACACCTCACCAGCAACCTCTTTGGTCGTCTCAGGTTCCGGTGCAGGCGGCGCTGTCACCACAGCAATCCAGTTGTCTCGACGCTGCTCCTTCATCGCCTGAATCTCAGCCTCAGTGAAGCCGTGGTCATCAGGCAGATGAAGAGCATCGGCAAACTTGCCGTGAGGGGTGTCGAAGGAGAAGTCAATTTTGATCATGGCTTGAAAGTAAAACACCCGCCTAGACGGGTGCCTTTTTCAGAGTTGTTGAAGATCAGGCTGCGTCGAGGCTGAAGGTGTACTCAACATTTAGTTGATCGCCATTAGCCACCGTTCGGTCTCCGGGAAGCGCAAAGTCAGCAGCCGAAAACAGCGTACCAGACGTGCCGTTCTTGGTGTTATCAGACGTCAAGAACGCGCCGCCAACCGTTGCGGAAGTAGTGAAATTAAATGCTGCTTTTGATGCAGTGTTATTTATTACTGATGTGCCGGGTGTAGGAATCGTTGCCGTGCCAAACGTACAGACAGGCCGCGTAGTTTGGCTATATTCAGTGTAGATTTCCGTCCAGCCCGCATGGCTGGACATCGTGTCACTCGCTGATGGGTTGTTGGACGAAGCCGCACCATAGAGGCCGATATACCAAGTCGTGCTCTGCGAACCGCCGCCAAGCGCCGCCTCGTTCATGTAATACAACCCCTCATCTACCACGAGATTGTGGGACTGCGTTTCCCACTTCAGGTTACCTTGCGCGTCATAGCAAGTGACCTTGAAGACACCGCCGCCTTTAGATTTGTTCAGCATGATGAGTTCCTATGCGAAGCGCAACAGCGCAGAAGCGGCTGTTGCCGCAGGGAGTTGAAGGGTAAAGGTGCCCGATGCGGTCTTGTCTGCACCGAAGTCCAGCACCGCGATGGCCCGGTCGTCTTGGGTGTCGTTGTAAATCAGCCCGCCTCGGCAGACGAATGACGCACCCGACCAGACCGGATTGTCGAACGTGACGTAGGCCGTAGTCCCGGACAGAAGAACCTGAACGTTGGTGAGCGTGACCCCGCCAGCGGTGTACCCTGAACCAGCAGGAACCTCGCCCGTGGAAGTGTAAATCGTCGTCGCTTGGCTCAGATCAGCCGCAGCGGTGTAGAGCGCCAGCTTGAGTGTGTCGGTGGCAAGGTTATGGATGCCCAGCCAGGACTCCTGCTTGAACGACGAACACATGCCTTGGAGGATAGCCATTTACTTCACCGGATTCCGTACTTGGCCACTGCGGTAGGCATCCATGCGATTCTTGCCGTCACCCAAGTTCTTGAGCAGTAGGAACGACTCGTTGAACTGGTTCTGATACATCGTGACGATGTCCGCCTCTTCCTTCATGAACCGAGCAGCCTCGACCATGACCGCGTTGAACAGCACCGACTCGAAGTTGTCACCCAGCCACGAAGTGCCCGCCGTGGAGATGCTCTCGGGGTAGTAGAAGTAGTGCAGTTCCGCCTTGTAGCCCGCCACAGGCGTCGGACCAAGGATGAACGTCAACTCGGTCGGCAGGTTGTACACCGGGCCAAAGAGCGCGTAGTAGCGCGGCACGCCCGTCACAGACGGGTTCGGGTACGACTCCCGAATGAAGTTGACATCCTTGTTGAGCAGGAATGTGTACTCCCCGCCTGCGGCAGGAAACACCGCCATCGAGTAGACCGACAAGAAGTCGTTGGGGGCCGCAAGGTACTGGTTACCCGCGCTCAAGTCACCCGTGACGTTCTTGCGGAGCGCCGGAAGCTGCACGCTGTTGTAGATCTTGTCCTCGGCCAGCTTTGTCAGCGTGGCAAAGTCCGTGGCCGAGAACGTGTTCTCGACGCTATCCTCAACAGCGGCCTTGAGCTGGGTGTAGTTCACGCCATCGGTCCTCGGGCCATCGTGCCCTTGGTGGCCGCACCGGTGCCACGTACCTTGATGCCAGAGGTCTTCGCAGGCGGGCAGGGGGCGGTCGACTCAGCGCCCACGACAAGGCGCGGGGGAGTACGCTCAGCAACGCCCACAACGGGCGTAGGGACGCGTTTGGCCTTCATCATGTCACTTCCCCTTGGTCTTGCGCCCGACCGGGCCTTGGTTGGTCACACGGGCCATGCCGGCACCCATCTTGGCCAGCATCTCGTTGGTGACGCCGCCCTTGGCGAACTTCGTCTTGGGCTTGCCCGGGTGCATCGCCGCCTCATGCTTGTGGACAGCCTGCTTGGCAGACATCTTCATCTTGAACTCCTTCGGGCCGCGCCCGTGTGAATGATACCGCTGACCAGCGGTTTAGGAAACCGGCAGATAGTCGATGCGGACTGCTCCGTTACCGCCGCTGCCCGCGTTTGCAACAACACCGCCGGCACCGACAACAACAGGGTACGTAGTTCCGGGAACGACGGTCAAAAATGTCCAGCGGAGTCCTCCGCCGCCACCACCGCCAGACAAAGAACTGCGCCCACCCCCGCCACCGCCATAGAGGCCGCCGTTGCCGTTTCCGTCGCCGTTTTGACCGCCAGAGCCGCCAAAACCATACGCACCGGTTGATGTAGTACCGCCCGCGCCACTTGTACCTTGGCCGTTTAAGCCGACACCGCCACCACCAGCACCTGCACTTACCCCGCCAGTGGCACCGCCAGCCGCCCCACCTACGCCCGTACCGCCCCCCGAAGGGAATGTACGACCAATACCGCCGTCACCCGCATAGCCGCCTGCGCCCCCACCACCGCCCGGTGGCAAGAAAACGTAGCTGCCCCCCGCGCCGCCGTTACCGCCAAAGACAGTAGCGCTCAATGTAGTGCCCGTGCCGCCTGCACCGCCTGCCGAACTTGTACTGCCTACACCTCCGCCAGCAAAGAAGGTGTCGAAACTAGAGTTACCTCCTGAGACCCCTGCGCCGCCAGAAGGCCTACCACTTCCTCCACCACCAACGCACAAGACATACGCTTGCGTGACACCAACAGGTGCGGTCCAAGAATACGTACCGGGCGTAGTAAAGAGTACGGAAGTCCAAGGTGCAAAGGTCACCTGACCAACCTGCCCTACACCAACAAGCGTGTTGGGGGTCAGAACAGCATCGAAGTCACGGGCCCCGCCGATGGGGTTCCATCCCCACTGGATCACCAGCATGCCTTCGCTGACGTTGTTCAGCGCGTTGACACCAGACTGGTACCATGTGTTCGTGTCCGGGCGTGGGTTGCGGATAGCCTGCGGGTCGCTGATCGGGTACATCCCGAGTTGCAACTGCGGCTGATCCGGCGTCCAGCACTGCGGACATGCCTTGATCTGTGTCTCTTTCGTCTTGACGACGAGGTTCTTCAGTCGCTTCAGGTCAAAGCGAAAGCCACAGACGTCGCAAAAGCCGAACGCCTTTCTTCCGTTTGCGAAGCGGTTTGCCATGTCAAATCATCCTGACCCGTCCCCCATGCCGATACTCTTCTGGCATAGGTACACCACTGCGAAGTAACGCTTGCGCACGGGCTTTACTCTCCCGTTCTTTGGCCAACTTCGCACGGTACGCTTCATCTGAAGCTGCTCGCTGTTCTGGTGTCAAAGTACCCGGTGCAAGGGTAGACGGTGTCAAGCCCAGTGGTAACACGCTTTCAGCCAATTCTGCCGCTACACGGCGGTAGTCTCCCGCACTGGCCGCACCAGCGCCGCCAAGGAGCGCAGCGGCTAGGCCCGCTTTGCCACCAAGCGATTTAACAGGCGTTCTTGCAAGGCTTGCATCTAGTACGTAAATCTTTCCATTTTTGCCTATTTTTACGTTATCGCCGTCTAAATCTTTAACCGTTAATTTCTCACCATTTTCAATTTTAGAGAATGTAGGTGACGCACTGCTTGAAACCGCTGCTTGCTCAACAAAAAACCCCTTGCGTTTCATATAGGATGCTATTTCTTCAGGGGTAGCTGAACGCCCTTTATAAAGCGGCTGTTGAAATACGGGATTTTTTGTTCCGTTTGCGCTGTTATAAAAACCTACAACTTGTAATTGACCATCGCCAAGTGTTCTGCTTATATCCAGCGCATTGTCTATTCTTTTTTTAAAATTTGCGTCAGACTTATCGTTGTATGGCTCGGCAATCTTATAAACACTGTTGCCTCTTTTAAAGACATCATGTTCAGATCCTGAAGCCAAAAAAGACATATCTGACAAAAAAGAACCTTGCGGTCCTTTGCCAGTATATTGCAAATCTAAAAGCTGGTATTCCATGATCAGCTAATAAACTGCTGTCGCGGTACAAACCGCACTGCCGCCTTCTCGCGGTCCTCTGAGCTGGCGCGATCCCAATCGGAGTCGTACTGCTCCTTCAGCACCGGCAGGCGCTCCATCGCGCCGGGGATCTTGAGGGCCAAGTAGTACGCCAGCCCGGAGACCAAGCACGGGAGGAAACGGAAGGGAATGTCCTGCGTGTACCCGCCGCCTGCACCCGCATCCTGAATGCGCCGCAAGTACCAGTAGACGAACTGATAGACGCCCGTCTGATCCGGCGTGGGCCACACGGTGATCTGAGGTGTCGGAGCCTGTCTGTTGACCCAGACCTGAATGGGCCGCGCCTGCTGGAGCTTGTTCGGGATGGACGAGTAGGTGCTGACGCTGATGCGCGTGATGGTCAGATCGACCTGCGTTGAAACGTTGCCTGCACCGGTCCTAATGACGTGTTCGAGGAGGTCGACAGTGGCGTCAGGCAGGTTGTAGGTGTTGGTGCCCTGCGTCAGGTTGATGACGTCTTGTGCCACCGTCCAGAGGTTCACCCCTCGGTTGGCCCAGTCTGCGAACAGCAGGTTCAGAGACCGACGCGCCGTGCGCAGGTCGTAGCCCGTGCGTAGCTCAGCACCACAGCGCTCGAAGGCTTCCTCGACCGATTCGTTGAGATCGAGGTTGAATGATGTGGTGCCGGAGGTAGTCATCTAAATCTCGCTGTCTTCGACGCCACCTTGGGTGGTTGCTTCACAAACTGCTTACCCGCCTCGTTGACGCGGCTCTCGCCGCCCTTGGCAAACGCCCTGGGTTTCGTCAGTTCGGGGCGGATACACCCCATGCCACGGGATGCACGCATCAGATATACCTCGTCTTCTTGGTCCGCGTTTCGCACCCACCACCCCGGACACTGCCGCCTTTGGCGTAGGACTTGGTCGAACCACCCTTCTTCAGGCCAAGCTCTTCGACTCTGCGCATGTACTCCGCTTGCTTGGCGGCTTCTGCATCAGGCCGTGCACTGCGGAAGACACTACCTTGCGGCGCCAAATCGCCGACGGGCTCCACAAGATCATCGGCGGCTTTGGACGCGGCACGACGCCCGAATGCACCTCCCAGACCCCGCATCAGCGCACCGACCCCCTCCTTAACCGCCAAGCGGCCAAGACCCGCTACACCCAATTCAGGACCAAGCGTAGGCTCGATGGCGTCACGCCCCGGACGGCTCATCATATCGGCCAACTCACGCTCCATTTGGGGCGTAGGCTTGTAAACAACATCGTCTTCCGCCCTACGGCCTTCGGCTTTACCGCGACCCGAGCCTGTAGCAACAGGCGTCGGCAGTTTGCCTGTCTCGTCCGCATTCAGCAGATCCCGCAGCGTCTTGTTTGCGCCGAAGCGCCTACGGAAGTCCGCGAGTTCCTCACGGCTGACTATCGCTTTCCCGTCAATCTTTTGACGGTCGCGATCAGGGCCTTTGTACGACGTCTTCCAACGCGGGCGTTCTTTTGCCGCCGCCGCAGCCTTTTCAAAGCGATCAGAGTGGTCAATCGGAGGAACACTTCTTGCAACGACACGCGTAACCATTTCTACCTCACTTGCAGCTACCGCCGCGACGCATGGTCTTGTGCTTCCCGGGCTCGAAACGACGCTCAGCGGCGGCGTAGCTCATCCCGGCCTTCTTGGCCGCAACCTTCTCCTTGCGCTCTTCCGCAGGAGTCTCTTTGCCGCCGAAGACCTTCTTCATCTTGGCCTTCGTCATGCCGCCCTTGGCGTAGCCCGCAGACTCTGGGTCAGGGTTGCCGAAGAACCGCTCCGCAGCGCGGTTGTTGCGGTCTTGCTCCTCCATGCGCGAGGAGTTGCGCAGGCTCTCTATCGTGCTGGGAGACAGCGGCTCCGGCTTCGGCCTCGGTGCAGGCTTGGGCGCGGTCTTCACGGGGGGCTTGGGTGCGGGCTTGCGCTTGGACGGGTTCACTACAGACTCCTTGACGGCACCGCCGTCGGCATGGGCCTTAGGCCCGACAAATTTCTTCGCTACGCTCGGCGGAACATCAGTTTTGCCCGCAAGCGAAGCGTACATGAAACGCCGCTGCTTCTCAGACTTAACCGGCATGGGGTTTGCCCCTGAGATTGTCGATCTTGGCCTCTAGCCTGTCAAAGCGTTCGAGTAGCTCTTTCATGTCCTGACGGAACTCTGAACGAGTGATGTGGTCACGCGCCACCTCTTCCCGGGTCCTGTTGAGCAGGATGCTCAGACGATCCAACTCTTTGAACTTCGCAGCCATGAAGAAGGACACCACGCCCAAAAGGACAGTCAAAAGGGTGTTCCACAGGAGAGTTCCATCCATCTCAGCACTTCCACGCCCTCAGGCTCTTATTGATACGAGAATCGGGATCCTTGGCCGTCTTCTCGCTGGTGAGCTTTGCTTTCATGCCCTTCATCCGGGCGCAAAACGAATCGCGCCTCGGGCCACCTTCAGGTTGCGGGGCCTTAAGCCCCGGCTTGCCCGGATTGGCCGCGTTGTAGGACGCACGTCCTTTGGCGTTCAAACCCCCTTTGGGGTTCTTGCCTTCCTTACGCGTCCAAGCGGGTGTCTTAGCCATACATCACCGTGGCGGTGGTGCCGGTGCCCGTTGTGGCGTAGATCCCGTTTTGTGCGAGGATACCTTCGCCAGGGAGCAGCATGTACAGCGAGCCTGCCGCCGCTGCGGGAGTGAACGCGAACAGCGTGGGGCCACCATTACCGTCCGTGATCGTCAACGCACCTGCGCTGGTGGTGTACGTCATGGCGATGGCTTTGATCCGGGACCGTTGCGCTGTGATTGCCGCGCTCGCGGCCGCGCCAACTGAACCTGCACTGACGTCAGTCTGCATCATAGGGAACTCCAATAGGAGGACGCCCCCGAAGGGGCGTCAGGATCAGACCTGCGACGGGTTCGCAGAGCCGTCGTCGGCACGCTGGACGTACACCACCGTCACAACGATTTGACCCGCTGTGGGGTTGCCTGTAGTCGCTGTGAACGTGGCCTGAAGCATCACATCAGACGTGCCGATGTTTTCACAGTCGTCCACCTGAAGACCCGCGTCGACCGTGGCCTGGGCCGCACGACCCTTGGTCGTTGCCAGATTCACCGACTCCAGATACTGGTTGTCGTCCGACGCATTGCCCACGATCAGCGCGACCTGCGAGACGGAGTTGCCCGTCAGCGCCACGGTCTTGTCCGCGATGATCGAAACGATCTTCGAGCCCGCAGGCAGCGTGAACAGATCCTGCGCCGGGGGCGCGGAGGTCAGCGCCACACCTGCCATGTCGATGGTCTTGGCCTGCGTCAGCAGCACCAGACCCGTGTTGATGCCTGCGCCGTAGCGTTGCGTGCCCGAGCGAAGCGGGCCGGAAAAGGACGAAAAGGACATGAGGTATTCCTCAGTTGCACCCGCCGTCGTTGAGGAGACGTCTGCCGAGTCAGTCGGCGGGCTGTGATGGTTCTCGGTGGCCCGTTCGGGCTATGCCCGAGCCTAGCATAGTCTCAGGCAAAAGAAAAGGCCCCCGAAGGGGCCTTGAGTCACGTAGGGACCGCTCAGCTTGCGCCGGGGGAGCCGTACATGCCCAGCGGATCGCTCACGCCGAAGCTGTAACGCTCACGGGCCTTGTACCGGCTGTTGCCGGTGTCGAAGTCGGCGTCCATCGACGTCGACATGGCCACGCGCACGAAGTGCTTCAGACCGTTGGGAACGTCGGTCTTGAGGAACCAAGCGTTGTTGTCGGTCAGGAAGTGGTTGACGGCGTACCCTTCCGGGATGCTGCCGTTGTTCTTCAGCGCGTTGATGTCGTTGTCGGCGGTACCCACGCGGAGATTGGTCTCCAGCAGGCGCGTTGCGACGAACATCAGAGCCGGTGGCACGATGAGCTTGCGCGGCTTGGCGGCGATCAGGAGGCCCTTCTCGTCCGTCCACGCAGCGATCTGGATCACCGCGTTCTCCAGCGAGGTCTCGTTGAGGTCAGCCGCCGTCGCAGGACGGTTGCTGTTGGTGCCTCCAGAGACCAGCGAGTGCGAGGTCGAGAACAGCGACTGCCCATCACCGTAGGTGACCGAGCTGTTGAAGCCGTTGTTCAGGATCGCAGCGGCCTTCACCTGCTTGGTGTAGGCCATCGCCCGGGCCAGAGCCTTGGTGTACCGCGCCGACAGACTGTCGTACAGGTTGTCTTCCATCGCCTCTTCGGTGATGGAGAAGCCCATTGCGATAGTCTCGTGGTTGTAACGAGCGGTCCAGGCTTCCTGCGCGTTGTCGTACGCGATGGCCTGTCCTTCGTTTTTCACCGGAGCGGCGGAGAAACCAGCGAGCTTGGTCTCTTCCTCGAAGCTGCGATCCGACGACTCGGTCTCGTAGATCTCCTTGTGCTCTTCACCGTAGCGCTTGTACTCCATGCCGAACAGGGCGTTCAGGCCGGGGAGCAGCTCCTTGAGAAGTTGTGCGCGAGAAATTGCCATGATTCAGACTCCTCAGATCGCCACGGCGACTTGGTAGGCGTGGTAGCCGAAGTTCCACTTCAGCAGCACTTCGGGGTAGCCGACGAAGGTCAGCGTGCCTGCGGTGATAGCGCCGCCGGTAACGGCGGACAGTGTGACCGACGTACCCGAGACCGCCTGCACCACCGTACCTGCCGCGATGTTGGTGCCCGTCACGAGCATGCCCGTGCGGATGTCGGCGTTTGCCGCTGTCAACGTGAGCGCACTACTGCCGCTGCTCGCACTGCCCGTCGACTGCGTGACCATCTTGGTGTCTTCCACCAACTGGACGATGCGGAACGGGGTCGTGGTCAGCAAACGAGCGTTGCCCGAGCCGCCCATCACGCCGACGTTGGAGTTGCCCGCCGCATTGGCGTTCACACCCGTGTTGGCGGTGTTGGTGGCCATCGAGGACACGTTCGTGCCCAGCGACAGGGCGCTGACTGCACCGGGGGTGATGGTCGAGCCACTGGTGTAGCTGATGACCGCCGCCTTCATGATGACATCGGGGTCATCGCAGATGTAAGCCACAGCGTCCGGGGCGACCGTGCCGTTGGCCCAGTACTGAGAGCGGATCTTGCCGTAGATCGGGCCGCCGGCAGGGCTGTACTCACAGCCCAGGAAGATGCCGAGCGTGCCGCCCGTCTCCGCCGCAGCCGAGTTGTACGCCAGACCAGAGGTGATCAGCGTGCCGGTGTTGGTGAACTTCACCGGGTCACCGAAGAAAAGACCACCGCCCGACACACCCGTGGTGTAGCCGGAGGCAATCGGGATCATCCGCGTCGAACCTGCGAAGACTTGTCCGCCGATCAGGTTCTGCGGAATCAGGCCGTAAGGCCGATCAACAGAGGGGTAAGACATCTAGAACTCCTAGTTTGCTGCACCACGTCCGAACTTCACTTCCGAGCGCCGTTCATTGAACAGCGGCATGCGGGCGTCGTTCTCGCGCATCAACGAATTGTCAACAGAGTGCATCTGCCCGTCAGTCATGCGTTGAAAGTGGGCATTGCGCTGCTGAACGAACTCTTTGGGGGTTTTGCAGAGCATCAACCCGCCGATCTCGACGCAGTCAGGAAAACGAGGGTTGTCGTTGTTCCCGGCCATCATGAGTTCGGGGTGGTCGGCTGCTTTGACAGGTTCCCAGCCTTCGCGCATCTTGGAGGAAATGTTCTTCGGGTCACTGGTACCCAAAGTGCTCAGGCGAATCCACCGGTACTCGTACCCCTCTTGAGGGGTCGGGCTCGGCAGAAGATCGGGTTGAACCCATTGGCGAGGACGCTCGGTTCGCGCACGAGTGTCCAGATCACGGGGGGTACGATCAGCCATTTTGCTTCCTCATTTCCTCTGCTGCCGCGCGGGCATACTGCTCCGGCGTCAAGCCGAGCCGCTTTGCAAGGGCAAGCGCCGACTGCGTCAGCACGATCTTCTTGGGCGCTGTGCTGCGCGTGGCCGGTGCCACCACGGACGCTTTTGCTGGCTTTCTCCCCGAGGAAAACGCGCTCGGGAAGTTGTCGCGCAGCTCTGAGTCAATCCGTTGGAAGTATGCATCATCCCGAGGGTCGACGCCTTCTTCCACAAGCTCGTCATGCAGCGCCATCGCAAAAGCCGTCAGCCGCTTGTTTTTCCCGAACCAAGGATTGGCTTGCATCCACGCATTGGTTTTGGGATCGAGCTGCTGTTGCGGCGCTTGCGCCGGAGACTGCTGGGCAGTTTGTACCTCATTCTGCTCCTGTTGTAAAGGGGCAGGCCTAAAACTGCTGACGCGCTCCAAACGCATCTTTGCGCTGGTCAGCGCCTCTTGCGCCTCGATGATGGCGTCGGTGTCGAACGCCTCGTGCGCCTCTTTGAGTTTGCGCTTGGCTTCGTCCAACTCGGTCTGGGCGACCTTTTTGGCCTGCTCAACAAGCACTTGCTGCCCTTGACCCACCGTGCCTTGGAGCTTCTTGTTCTCGTTGAGCAGCGAGTTGACCAGCCGCGCCGCCTCATCGCGCTCGCGTTGCGCCGCTTCCTTGGCCCTGCGCTCCTCGTGGTAGCCCTTGGAGAGGTGCTGGATGCGCTTGCGCACGCTGTCGCCGTACTGCTCCAGCTCTTCGTCCGTCACCTCCGGCGGGGGATCCTTCATCGGCGTGCGGCCCCGGTCCTCCGGCGGCGTGTCGTCGATGATCTCGATCTCGGTGTCGCCTTCGACCTCATAGTCGACTTTGGCTTCAGCCTTGTCGTTTTCCTGCTCGTCAGGGAACTTGAAATCAGCCATGCGTCTGCTCCTTATGCGCGCTTGATGCCGCGCGGGTCTTGAACCACCGCTTCGACAGAGTCATCATTGATGATCCGCCACTCGGTTCCGTGGATCTTCAGTCGAGTGCCCGAATTCGGACGCACGAGCACGAAGTCTCCAACCTTGCACGACGGCCCGGAAGGGAAGCGCAGGGGGTCTTTGTAGCAGTCCGGGCCCATTTTGGCCACGAACAGCACGGGTGACAGCACTTCTTCGTAGTGCATCGTCTGTCCGGCCTTGGCCAGACCGCTCTCGTACTCCTGTTCTGCCTTCGGCACCATGCACAGAATGTGGTAGGTCGCCGGATCGGGCACTTGACGTGCCTTTTCGACGTCAGTTTGAGGCAAAACAGACGTACTTCCCTCTGCATCCGCCAGGAGCAGTTCACTCATCGCCATTCTCCAATTTACGCACAAGGTCGTTGATTACCATCTCGGCAAAGGAAAGACCTCGGATTTCCCCTGCGAGTCCTTTGTATGCGGGAAAGTCTTCTGCTTGACCCCCGCACAGCGCCGTCTCAAGCGACTGGCGCTTCCATACGATCTCTTTGAGCGCTGCCTCGAACACGTTCATTTAGCCGGTCCTTTAGCCTGCGGGCGCGGCTTCATCATGCTCTTGACCATGTCGGCCTGGATGCGCTTGTCGCCTTGGCGCTCCTGGGACTGGAGCCGTGCACCCTCCTTGCGCGCGTCCAACGCGAGGCGCTGGCCCTCAAGCTGGAGCTTCTGCTGCGAGACCGCGAAGTCGCGCTGGCTGTCGGCCTCCTTGCGCTGCAACTCCTGCGCCTTGAGCTGAAGCTCCTGCATCTGCATCTGGACCGTCGGGTCCATCGCCTGCTGCTGGGCCTGCATCTGGGCTGCGGCGGCTTGGTTCTGGAGCATCGTGCGCTGCGCGGCGGCGGCGATGAGCGGGGCCAGGGCCTTCTCGTCCGCCGGGGCGATGGGCGCCTGAGAGTCCTCGTCCAGCGCTGGCAACGGCACACCCAGCGCCTGCTCGACCTGCGCGCGGTACGCGAACGCCGTGTGCTCCGCAATGTGCGCCATGAGCGCGGCCATCATCTGCTGCGCCATCGGGTTTTGGCCCAGCGTGGCGGCGATCTTCGGGTCCTGCATGAACGACTGGTGCACCATGATGTGCGCCTCGTGGTCTTGGTACACGAACGCCTTGACGGGCGTGCCCATGAGCACGTGCATGTTCTCGGTGACCGGGTCCTGCGGCTTCTGGTCCTCCGGCAAAGCAACGAGCTTGTCGGCGTTCTTGATCCCGATGACCTCCAGCATCCCTCGGTGGAGCTGGGGCATGTTGTAGATCTGCGGCGCGGTGCCTGCGAGCTGCAACACGGCTTGGTACTGCGCGATCCGCTGCGCCATCGTGGCTGCGTTGGGATCGCTGACCGGGATGATCTCGACGATGTCGTAGTCGCTCTGCTTGGCCCTGCGCGTGGCCCCCTCGGGCTCGTAGCTGTAGTCGGGCGGGGTGTCGTCACGGATGAGCTTCTTCAGGAGCTTGAACTCCATCCGCAAGCTGGCGTGGACCCGGGCCTGCACGGCGCTCATCGTCTTGAGCTGGCGCTCCAGCAGCGCCAGCGTGGTGCCCACGGGCGCCTCGGAGGACATGTCGGAGATCTTCAAGTCCCCGATGGCGGCAAGCCTGCGCCCCTCGTCCGTGATGCGCTCCAGCAGGCCCGCCAGCACCTGCGACGGCTCCTTGTAGGGCAGCGGCATGATGTTGTCGCGCACCGCGCCGGAGGGCACGTCGACGTCCCTGAACTCGCCCGGGGCGATGGGGGTGTCGTCCCCTTTGATCCGCAGCCCTCGCGCCTTGAGGCCCCCGGGCAGGTTGCTCAGCGTGCCCGCATCGACCAGTTGCCGGATGATGGACGTGCCGCCGCGCGCGTAGCCGCCAATGATGTGGAAGAAGCCCAGCCCGTACGCCCCGAAGCCCGGGATGTACGTGTACTGCACGAAGTGCTGCTGCTTCTGATGGGTCTCGTCGTCCTCGTCCCAGTTGCGCCGGACGGCCAGGATCTGCTGCGTGCCGCGCTCCATCGTGATGACGTAGGGCAGCGCCACACCGTCCTCGTCCTCATGCCCGGGCATGTCGTAGTCGACGTGGATCTCCAGCAACTGGTACCGGTTGTCCTCGTTGAGCGCGTAGCCCTCTTCCTCGGCTTTCTTCTTCTCGATGTCGGTGACGATGTGTTCAGGCTCGCCCAGCTCCACGTCCCGGTAGAACCCCGCCACTTGCAGCTTCTTGACCTCGTTCTTGGTCTTGCGCATGACGTGCGTCACGCGCTCGGCGGTGTACACGTTGGCCGCACCGTAGGGGATGATGAGGTCTTCTGCGGGGATGTAGACAGCCTCCGGGTTCTTCTGCCCCGGCACCTTGTAGAGCTTCTTGAACGCCGCGCCGACAAGGCCCAGGGAGAACAGCAACCGCTCGTGCTCCGGGCGGTAAGACACCATCTCCTCGGTCAGGCGGTAGTTCATGTCCTCACGGACGCGCTCCGCAGCCTCCTCCTTCAGGCGGTTGATCGCCCCGACGATCTGCGTCTTCACCGGACCTTGCGCGGGGAACGTCTCGGTGATCATCTCGGACTGGAACCTGATCGCCGCCTCGGCCAGCAGCGGGCTGTACACCCCGCACGCGCCCGACCAAGGCTCGGTGCGCTCCTCGTACTTCAGCCCCAGCACCTCCAGCCCGTCGATGTAGGCCTTGACCCAGTCCTTGCGGCTGTTGATGTCGGCGTCTACCAGCTCCAGCAGGTCGCTCGCCAGGGCCTGTAGGGCGTCCTCAGGCATCGTTTCGGCGAGGTTGTCACCGAACCCTTCTTCACCCTCTTCGCCGGGCTCCAGCGTGATCTCCAGGCCGTCCACGCCGACCGTGACGCTGTCCGGGTTCTCGATCTCAATCTCGATCATGCCCGGATCGTCCGGGCTGGGCTCCGGCAGCAGCGCCAGGGGAGAGGGCGTCATCGCCCGGTCGAAGTTCGTTGCCATGTCTGGCTCCTTAAATCAGTTTCACGTTGCCGCCGCCGTTGAAGCCCAGCGATTTTTTTACTTTTTCAAGCAGCGATTGTGCAGTATTCTTTTCGGGTTGGCGTGTATACGGAGGCAAATCTCGCGCATCAAGCCGCGTTTGACGAAGCCCTGTGAGCGCGTTATATGTTTCGCGCACGTCACTGTCTTTGAATAGTGTTTTGCGCAACTGCGGATCTTTTGTAAGATCTACGCCAAGCGTTTGTTCGATCGCTGCTAAATCTGCTAATTGCTCGTAAAGCAACACTTCTGGCTTGTTGTTTTTGAGCATGTTTTTGTCAAAATAACCGCTTCTAAGCCCGTATTTTTCTTTGAGATACGGCGCGGCGTCCATTGCTGCTAGCACAAACTTACCGCGAACATCGGGTTTGCCCAGCAACTCGTCAAATTTTTGATTGATTGCCTGCGGATGCCCAAGCTGTTTCTTGGCCATCAAATGTTCGGCCTCGTGTGCAAAAGTGCTAGGCGCCGCGTACGGTCTAGCAAAAATAGCTCCGCGAGCGCCTTGATTTTGTTCTTTCTGTGAAAGGCGCGGATCTGATAGCACAAACCCCCGAAGGTTTGTGTTTTGAAGCTGCGGCGTAGTGTAGGCAACTAGATCCGCAATTCCCGCAGTGCCGGCAGGCATCCCTTGCGTAGAAATCTCGTCTAGCGTTGCGGGTGAAAAGCCTGCTTTGGCGAGCAGCGCCAGCGTCTGCGGGTCAAGTTTCTCCATGTCTGGCTCCTTAGTAGTACGCCACTTTTCTGAAACTGCGGAACTCCGGCGGGTCGTCCGGTGCGTCCGACGGCAGGCCGATGAACCCGCCCATGCGCAAGCGCATCAGGGCCTGTATGCACGTGTCCACGTAGTCGTCGTGGTCCCCTGCGGGGAACGCCGCGACCTCCTCGATGACCTCCTTGGCCCACCTAGTATCGGGCGCCCACACGCGGCCCGAGACAAAGATGTCCGATACAGAGTTCAACCGCGCCATTTTGTCTGTTTTTGTGCCAACTTTGCCTCTAGAAGGCGAAAACTCCGACACCGGCACGCCAGTTGCGCGCAGCTCCTGTATCAGAGGGGCGCCTGCGGCCTTTTTCTCAATCAGACATGTGTCGGGTTGCCACTCCTTGTAGTACTCCAACGCGCGCTTTTTCAACTCCGGGAACGTCCAACGGTACTTGATGGCGTCCAGCAGGATGATGTGCGCGTTGTTGTTGTCGTCCTCGTTGAACCACACACCCCACGTGGTGCAGGCGCTGTAGTCAGCAGCGGTCTTGGTCTCGTGCGCGGTGTCCCACGACTGGATGATGTAGTCGCACCTGGGCGGCTGGTCGCGCTCCCAGACCTGCCAGTGTTCGCGCCGGATGACCGCCGCAATCTCGCTGGTGGGGTTCTGCTGGTACTGCGCCTGCCAGAAGCGCGGGTCCATGCCTGCGCGCTTGGCCTGCAACTGCTCCAGCGGCCACTGCCCGGGCCACAGGCTCTTCTCCTCGGCGGTGTTCTCGTTGAGGATAGCGGGCAGCTCCACGATCTCCCAAGGCGTGGCGTCGGGGTTCTTGATCTGGTGGCTGATCAACTGGCCCGTGAGGTCGATCTGCGACCACCGCGTCATGATCACGAT